GCCGGGACCGGGACATCGAACGCCAGCGCCTCGTCGACGCCGAACCGGACGGTCGTCCGGGCTGGCTGCGGCTGGATGCGGATCACGCCCATCGGCGCGCCGAGGTGGTCGAGATGCCCGCCCCGCGCGTAGGCAAGGAGGTTCTGCTTCCCGGCAAGGTCGATCAGGCCGTTCTGGACGGAAATGACGTAAGCCAGCGATTCCAGAAACAGGCGCACGGGATCGCCCGGCTGGAGCGTAGCCTTAGCGATGGCCTCATACGCCGTGATGATCGCCGTCTCCGTCTCCCCGGCGCTCTGCGGCGCGAAAGAGACGGACGGCAGGCCCGAAAGATCAGCGAAAGTCATTCAGGTACTCCTTGCGGATTTCGACAGTGACCACGGGCGTCAGCTTCCCGTCAGCCGCGCCGGACGTATCCGTCCTGAAGGTCACGCTCTTGACCTTGATGCGCGGGACGCAGCGCTCCAGCCCCCGCCCAATCTCCGCGACGAGCAGCGGCCTCGACTCGGGCAGCGGCAGGTCGATCAGCTCCCACGACAGGCCGAAATCCCGGTCGAGCGGCACGCTCCCCTTACGTGTGGCCAGCGCCGTGCGGATTTCCTGCGCCAGACCGCGCAGGCCCGTCGCGCCGATCTCCACGGACGCGGGCACGCTCATGTCCACGGTCAGTTCCATCAATTATACTCCGTGAGGTTCAGGGCTATTTCGGCACTCATGGTCACGCCGTTGTGGAAAATCCGGTGCTGCACCTCAACGCTTTTGAGCACGTACAGGCCGTAGTAGGTCAGGCCGAGCACGAGCGGCACCTCCTCGCCGAGCACCGCCAGCTCGCGCAGGGCGTCGATCCGCATGTCCACGGTGAGCGCCAGCGGCGTCAGCGGGAAAAGCTGGACGGTCAGGCTGAGGGTGTCCAGATTGCGGCCCGTGTGCTGCACCTTCGGAAGCCCGGACACGCACTTGTGCTCGGCAAACTGGATCTCCCGCTGCTGCTTGAGGTCGCGGAATGTGACCACCTCAGCGTCGGTCACGGTGAAAAAGAAGGTGCCGAGGACGCCCTGGTACATCATTTGGGCGCTCCGGTGGTCCCGCCGTGCGGACAGTCGTGGACATGGGCGAGGAAGGAAATGCCGTTCACGGTCACGTCTCCCCCGGTGACGGTTATGTTGCCCCGGTGCCTGATGTTTCCCTGCGTCGCGGCCTCCGTCCCCCCGCCTCCGGACCCGCCCATCGAGAGCGCGGGCGTGTTCAGGCCGATCTTCGCCGCCGAGGTCAGCTCCAGCGCGCCGCCAGCCGTTACCTTGCCGTTTCCTTGAAGCGTCACTTCAACATTTCCGGTCACGCTGGCCTCCACGTCGCCTCTGACCGAGGCCCTGAGTTTGTGCGCGGCGCGGTCGTACTCAAGCGTGGTGCCGTCGCTGAACGTGCGGTGGAACGTGTCGCCGCTCGACACGGGCGGGGTCTGCGCGCCGTACATGGAGCCGAGCACGAAACCCTCTTCGAGCCCGTTGCCGAGGAACAGGCACAGCACCTGATCCCCCACGTCCGGCAGGTCGAAAGCCATGTCCGCGCTGGCGCGGGGGACGAGCACGGGGAGCCACCCGGAGACGAGCTTCGCGGTCACGGTGTCGCGGAACTCCACCCGGACTCGGTGCTTTTCCGGCTGGCGGGACACGACGAAACCCACGCGGGCAAGTTCGTTCATCTTCATATCCATCAGTAATCCAGCGCCTTTTCCAGTTCGAGACTGGTCGTATAACCGCCGTCAGCCGAAAACGTGTGCGTCGCCTGGGCGATCACGTACTTCGAGTCGAAGCGGCCCCATCCCTGAATGTCCAGCACGGTGCCCGCCCGGAACCGGGTGTCGCCCATGCCGGACAGCGAGGCGGTCTGTTCCTTGCGGTTCTTGTCGCGCAGCTCCGCCTTCGCCATGCGCTCGGCCTGCGCCTGATTCTCGATCCGCTTGTTGATGTAGAGCACGCGCCCGGTCGTGGGCGGGATGTTCGGCTCGTACTGCGTCTCTATCGTCTCGGAATCCGCCGCTTTCGTGTAGCCGACCACGCATTGCGTGTAGATGCCCTCGGTCGTCCGCTTCGCCCGGAAGGACTGGAAGTCCAGCCCCTCGCCGGGGTCGGCCTCCGACGCCCGCCTGATGGCGATGGGCTCCAGCTGATCCGCCGTCTGGCCCGCGTACACGACCACCCTGTCGCTTTTCACCGCAAGCCGGAGGCCCTGCTCCTTGGTGATGCGCTGCATGAACTCAAGGTCGCTCTCCTGCCGCTGCTCCACCCGCTCGTAGACCAGCTCAGGCCCACGATAGAGCGTGTCCAGCCCGGCGGCGCCGGCAATGTCCGCGATGACCGTGGTGATGGGCGTCTTCTCCCACGAGCGGGTCTTCTTCTGGAGCATGAGCGAGGATTTCACGGCGGCGGGCACGGCCTTGACGGTCACGGTGTCGCCGCCTTCCACGCTTGACTCCAGCTCCATCTCGTCCACCTCGAACTTCCCGCAGGGCAATTCCTCGACCGCGCCGATCTCCCGCCAGTTCTCCGTGAGGATGCTGGCCTCGATCACGTCCCCGGTCTGCGGGAGCCAGTCGCCTTGCCAGATGCCCTCGCGGTCCTCCAGAACGATCTGGAGGTCGTCCAGCTCCTCGTCGGCCTTGTCGGTGTAGGTCAGGCTGACGAGGTACGGCATGAGGTCGAGGGTCACGTCATGGCCCTTGATGCTGACGGTCACGGCTGCGCGGCGCATCACATGCGCTCCCACGGGGGCAGGGAGGACACCTTGGCGACAGACGGCGCTTCCGGCGCAGCCACGCGCACGTCGCCGCCGAAAATCAGGACGTCCAGCTCATCCACGTTCTCAGGGAACAGCGTGCCGAGCCGCAGCTCGTCGCCGTAGGCGTCCTTCGCAAGCTGATCCCATGCCTGCCCCTGCCGCGTCGTCTTCTCACTGGGCATGTGCCGTCCTCGCCTTGTCCGAGCGCATCCTTTCGAGCGCGCGCCGGACGAGCTTTTCAAACTCCGGCTCCAGACGCCGGAGTTCTTTTTTAAGCGCGGGCAGATTCCCCGCGTCCGCGATGTTGAAATGCTGTACGATCTGGATGTCGCCCGAGGCCTCCGGCTGGCGCTGCGTGGGAACCTTTTTGTTGCGCTCCAGCAACATCGGCGTTTTGGGAAGCACGGGCGGCAGGGCATCGCGGCCGAACTTCGCGCCGACCGTCCGGGACCACTGGTCCGGGGCCGCGCCCAAGGCGTTTTTCAACACGGCGAACGGCGATCCGCTCCTGTCCTGCCGCTGGACGGGGTGGAAGATGGCGCGCGGGGCGGGCTGAGGGGATGATGAAGACGCCGGGATGTTGACGACAGCCGGGGGGATGTCCGGCTCGCTCACCTTCGAGAGCGAGGCGTCGAAGAGTTTGGGCAGGCGGTCGAAGGTCTTGTTCAGGCCGCCGACGAGGTTCTGCCCGGCTTTCGAGAAGGCCACGGTTTCGGAGTCTCCGGACGACGAGGGCAAAAGCACGGACGTGCCCACGGGCTTCGATGCGTCCTTGTCCTTTTTCGAGGCAGCCGGGATGAACACCGTGCTGAACTTGTTCCCGCTGTCCAACGATACGACCGTGACGGGTCCGACTCCCTTCCCTTTCTTGCCCTTCTTTTTCTTGCCGTCCTCGTCGCCCCAACCGCTGAAATCCGGCGCGGGCAAGGAATCGTCGACGAAGTCGCCGCCGGGGGCGTCGCCCGTGGGCATCCCGGGAAGCTGCTTCGCCGTTTCCATCGGCTTCGGACCGGCTGGCTTGTCCGGGGCCTTGTCCTGTGGCTTAGGGCCTACGAAGTCGGGAGGAGACTCCAGCGATTCCTTCCCCTTTTCGTTGCCCGTCCTGACCCATGCCGCCCCTTCTTCCGCCGTGCTGCCTTGCCAACCGCCAAAATTCATGTTCAGAGCGTCCGCCGTATTGCGCTTGAACGTCTCCGATTCGGTCCATTTTTTCGCAATGGTATCGACAGCGTTGAAAACCCAATCAACGATTCCCTTGATGAAATCCGCCGCCCACTTAAACTTTCCGCAAATCCAATCCCACGCCTTGCCGAAATACGGGCCGACGACATCCCAATTTTCGATCAGCCAGTAGGCTGCCAGCCCAATACCCGCGATGGCGATCCCGACCGGGCCGAACGCGAACTTCAACGCGCCGAGGCCCTTTCCCAACAGCTTTGTTGATTTCTCCCAAGCCCTCGTTGCACGAGACCCCCACACCATACCGATGGCGGTGCCCTTTTGAATACCGATGAGACTCAACATGCCGGAGCCAAGGCTCTTGACCGTGCTGACGGAACCTTTCCCCACATCCGCCCACGACAGATGCGCCGCCCGGTTCAGGAGCGCCGCTATGGTGCCGCCCCTTGTCGCCGCTGTGTTGGCGATGGTCGCCCCGCGAAGCGCCAGCATCCCGCCCTTCACGGCGTTGATCGTCGTCGCAAGGCCATTGTAGGCGTAGCCGAAAACGATGCCGCCAACGGTCAGGGCCGCCAGCGCGCCCACGCCGCCGAGCAGTGCCGTGGTGACGTTCGGATATTCCTTGGCGAACCCCGTAATCACGCCGACGCCCTTGCTCATGGTCTTGAGGAAGGCGTTGTAGGCTGGCAAGGCCGCGTTGCCGACCGTGATGCCGAGGTTGCGCGTCTGCTGCGCGAGTTTGGCCTCCTCGGTGGCCGTGGTCTCCATCCGGTTCAGGTATTCCTCAA